GTAATTTTTTTTTTTTTTTTTTTGTGTTTTTCTTTGATAAATTAAGAATGAAAACGGTTCAAAAGTAAGACAGGAAGTGCGAAAGAGGGAAATATTCTTCGCGGTCTTCAGCCGTCCGTTGATAAGGAACGCGTAACCATTTGGTCACTTCATTGAGAGTGGGGAAGTGATCCGTAGGGATGAAGAAGTCGGCATGCGAGTGTAGAACAACATCGCGTTGCGCGGCTAGATTCAGAGCCTTGATTCCGTCAGCTTCGAGTCGGTTCCAGAGTGTTTGACACACTTCTGTAACTTGAGGGTAGCGGTACATGCTTGCGTATTGAATTCCGCAAACACGAGCTTTGAGTAACTCGAGAGTTGGGCGTTGACTTCGTGGGTGGTACAACTGTGCAAGTAACTTGCGCCAGTCACGGATTGGGTATCCGTTCTCGTTCGTGTAACCGAGGACATTAACACCTTCAGGGGAGTTGGAGATGTCAGTCTTCTCAGGACGAGCGATGTGATCGAAGTAGTAAGTTGCCAGAGCTTGAAATCGTGCTTTGAATTCTTCATGCTGGTTAGCGGGAAGGAAGAACTGTAACATAATTAAGCTATCGTCACCTTGTACTCGGATAACGACAGTTGAGATGTCGATACCCATAGCGGATAAGATAGTCAAGATCATAAGCATATTGTAGAATGAGTCGAGAAATTGGGTCGTAAACAAACCAGAAGGGATGCAGCGAAAGAGACGTTCGTAGACAGATCCATCCATCATGCGGTGAGGCATGCGGAGGCAGGCTTCGCGAGTCCATTCCCATAAGCGTTTGAGGTGCTCAGGGTCGGCTTTTGAAGTGCGGTAGAATCGGGTAGGTATGTATCCATTGTTGAAATCGAAATAAGTTCGCCAAGCGGGAAAGACGTCAGTGCGGATTGGCTCAAAAAGTGAGCGAAGGTCGAATCCGGACCAATCAACCATGACAAATGTCTGGAAGTATAGTCTTGGAATGGTCATCATATTGTGTAAGACAGCCATGCCGCCGAGAATTGTTTCGAATCCCCAAAGGAGAGGTGATTCTTTGCGATTGTCGAGATAATGTCTGAAGAGGGGCCAAAAGAACATAGCTTCAGGTAGGACATGGAGCTTTGAGACGCCGTAAACGACGCGGATCTTGGTTTCATCAGGTGTGGTGAGGGCAGGTTTAACGTGAATATTGATGAGCGGGTAGAGCGTGTTTGGATTCGTGATTTGTGCACGTTTGATTTGATGCAGCCATTCGCGAACTCGTATAAAAACGACGTTCTTTAAGTTGCCAAAAGACATGCGTCCATCTGGAAGTAGTCCAGCGTGGTAAGCAGCTTCAACAGCTTGTTGTAGCTCAGCTTCGGAGCGGAAGGGCTCTTCAACGTTGGGATGCCAGTTCCATTTGTAAAAGCGGAGATCGGCAAAGTGTACAGGACGTAATTTCTGAGGAGGTGCGAAACGTTTAGTGGTTTCGAGGAGAGCAGAGTAATAGTGGAGGTCCTTGGGTATTTTGTGATCTGGTAAGTCGCCTTTCTTGAATGTGTTGATTACAGCATCAAGTGTAGCAATGGGGTGGTGATATCCGTTAACGATGTGATGAGCGTCCGGGCCGAGGAGAACATGGTCAAGAGTAGACTTGACGTATGCTTGGTATTCAGCGTATTTTGTTTCATCTCTGTGAGGCGTGGTCAGGGGAGCAGCCTTGTAGAGGAAGCGGAAGTTGTGCTCGAAACGTGTCGAATAGACAGAATCGAAAAGAGCATTGAACTTGGTTGACAGCCAGGTGAGTAGAGAGAACATGTTTTCTGAGTGATTTTCAGAGCGGGTGGGTTCCGTTTAGATTAAAGCAGCGGATCAGTGAGATCTGGGGGCTTTTCT